CCGCACGATGTCGCCGCGGCGCAAGGCCGTGTAGAGCAGCAGCGCCATCGCCAGACGCGGCCGCGTGCCGACCGCGTGGCAGCCCTCGTATTGCGCGATCTCGGCTTCGCTCCAGGCGTGGAAGCCGGCGCTGCGCGGCGCTCGGATGCGCCTGATGCCGGAAGTCGGGTCGGCGTCGGCCAGGCCGATTTCGAGCGCAAAGCGCATCAGCCCGCGCAGCGCCTTCAGCCAGTTTTTCGCGGCGTTCGGCGACTTGCCGCCGAGGATCACCGCGACGTGGGTGCGCGCCAACAGGCGCAGCCGCTTGTCGCCGTGCGCCGCCCGGAAGTTCTCGAGGATGCGCCGGCGCATCTGCTGCGTCTCGGGCGCCAGCTCGTCCTTGAAGCTGCGGTGCTGGTAGTAGGCAGCAATCGCCGCGGCGACCGTGCCCGGCATCGAACGCTCGGCGCCGATCGGCGCCCGGAGGCTGGCGTCGGCGAGGCCGGACAGCGCGAGCTGGTAGGCTTCCATGAACTCGGCCGAGCCGGGCAGCCCCGGCAAGGCCACCGGCTTCCGGCCGCGGCGGCGGAAATAGCGCCGCACCCTGCCGTGCCGGTCGCGGAATTCATTGACGTAGCGCAGGCGGAGCCTCGTCAAGCAGCGCGTCCCATTCGTTGCCGGCGGCATCATGCCGCGTGTCGCCGGCGGCGGCGAGTGCCACGACGTCGACCGCGACCGCGCCGTCCGGCGCCACCTCGATGCGGCGCACGACAAACCCGGCCCGCTCGGCCGCGCGCACCGCCGCGATGATGCGGGCCCGGCTGAAGCGGCGCGGCCGCCGCTGCGGTTCAGGCATTCGCCAGCTCCAGCAGCACGTCGGCGTGGCAGGGCTGGCCGAGCGGGCACCAGCAGGCGAGGTCCTTGCCGAGCAGCTCGGCCGCCTCGCGCGACGAAAAGAGCAGCCGGTGCGGGCGCTCAGGCATGCCAATTCCAGAAGCCTTGCGCGCCGCGGGCCGGGACCGGCGGCTCGCAGCGCTCGATTTCGGTCAGCGGCCAGGCGAACTTGCTTTTGTCGATGCGGTCGCTGTCGAGAAACCCGGGAGCGTGCGCCTTGACCCAATCGAGGGCGGGCACCGGCGCGCCGATGATCGCGGTGCCGAGTACCGACGAGAGCGGCCAGGACAGCCGGTGCACGCGCTCCAACAGCGGCATAGCGATTGCTGCGACGAGCGATGTCTCGTCGCCTTCGATGCGCGCGAGGATGTCGGCGATCTCGTCGGCGCGCGCCGGCCGCACGCCGGCATGGATCGCGATGCGCTGCCCGACAATCCAGCGCGGGCACGCCCAGCCGCGCCATTCGACCGGCTTGGCACCGGCGATGATCAGGCTCGCCCACGGCTGCCAGATCGTCAGCGCCTTCATAGCGGGTCTATCCCGAGATCGGCCGCATCATCGAGCCACGCCGCGATAGTTTTCATCGTGGTCAGCGCGTCGATGCGCTCGCGCAATTGGGCAACGTCGTCGCCACGCCAACAGGGCGCCGAGATCCATTGCCGGAGATAGGCCCGCATCGCCGCGATCTGCGCGGCGGTCATCTGGCGGTGGTGCAGGTAGGCCTCGACCGCTGGCCGCAGCACGCCGGTCGTTTCGTGCATCCAGTAGCCAGGGGCGCCCGCAGCGGTCGGCTCAGGCATTCGCAAGAGCGGGTCAGTCAACGTTGGCGTCCTCAATGGCGCCAGCGATGGCATCGCAGGCATTGCGCGCACCGCCGTTGTGCAGCGGTGCCTTGACGTCCGCGATGATGCGGAGCGCACGAGTGCGGGCGTCTCTCAAGCCGCGGGCAAAACCCCTCTCTTCTTCGCGTCGGAGGGCTTCGTCGAGGCGCTGCGACAGCGCGTCGATCGCGATGCCGTCGGCGATGTCGTAGAAGCGCGAGCGGCGCATGTCATCGGCGTCGAGCGCGTCGGCCTGGCCGATCCCGGCGATGATATAGAGCACCGCCGCCTCGCCGAGGCGCGCCTGCGCCGCCGGCGGCAATCGCGCCCACAGCCGGGCGCAATCGAACAGTTTCGTCATCGTCGTTCCCTCCCCTGTCGTGCGGTTATTCGGCGATGCCGCGGTGGAATTGCGGCGGCAGCGGCACCTGCGCGAGGCGCGCCTTCAGCGTCTTGCTCGGACGGAAGCGCGCCTTGTGATGCGCCGGCACGACGAGCGCCTCGCCGGTGCGCGGGTTGCGCCCGGATGCCGCGGCGACCGGGATGCGGCGCAACGTGCCGAGCCCCGGCAGCCGGCATTCGCCGGCCAGCGCGACCTCGCCGGCCAATGCCTCGAACAGTTCGTCGACGACGCGCGCCGCGGCGCGCTGCGGGACCTCGGCAGCGTGGGCGACCAGCGCGGTCAGTTCGTCCTTCGTCATGTCGGCTTACTCCCCCTGCGGTTGAGCGTGCGGTGGAACGTGCGGTGAAACGGCGTGACCGCGGCCGGCGCGGTCGGCGAGCACGGCGTCGATGCCGGCCAGCACGACCGCCAGCCCCGCGGCGTCGGCGCTGCCGGGCGGCAGTGCGGCGATGCGGCGGGCGAGCTCGGCGCGCGCCTCGGCGAGGCTGCGCGGCGGCGGGGCGAGGTAGGGCGAATGCATCATCGGCGGGCACCGGCCGGCGGCGCCTTCACCCAGTAGGGCAGCGCCGTCGCGATACCGTCGACGCCGATCCCGGCGCGGCGGCGCTTGTCCTGCAGATGGCGCAGGCGGCCGCGCTGCCGCCGGCTCAACTGCCCGTAGCGGCAGCGGCGCAGCGCAGCCTCCTCGGCGACCTCGCGGAGATTGCGATGCGCAAACGGAAACGGCAGCGCTGCGGTCGCCGGCGTCACGACACAAATCCCCGGATCGGAATGAGGCCGCCGAGCCGGACCGCCGCCAATTCGCGGCCGCAAATCGATGATCTACGCGACATCAGAAGATGCTCCGCAACGGCCGGGCGACGGCCTGAACGGCAAACGCCGGCACGGATGCGCCGCCGCGGCGGCGGCGCTATGCTCGCGACCGGCGAAGCCGGGAGGACAAAGATGCGACGCGTGCTGCGGCTGGTGGTTCTCGTGTTCGGCGTCGTCGTCGCGCTGCCCTTCGCACTCGGCGCGATATTCTGGCTGGCCGGTGTCCGGCCGCCGCCGGAAACTCCCGCCGTCGCCGGCACCGGGCACCCCGGCACCGCCGCGGCGCAAGCCGCGCCGGCGGCCGAGAAAGCCGTCGAGGCGCTCGCCGATCTCGGCACGATCAAGCCCGCTCTCGACGCGCTGCACCCTGCGGCGGGGTGGCGGCGCATCGAGGTCAGAAAAGCGCAGCCGCAGGACTACGCGCTGACGCTCTGGTACGCGCGCGGTGTCTTTGTCGCGGCCGGGCGGCCGCGTGGCGATACGGAACTGATCATGCGGACGGTGCTTGGCGCGCTGGTGCGGGCCGGCCGCCACCCGGCCGATGAGCGAGTCAATGTGCGCGTCGCGGCGATGCAGCACGCGGCTGGCGAGACCGGCACCGAGCGGGTGATTTGGTTTGGCAACACCGATTACGACTACAACCGTGACGCGATCGGGTACGAATCCTGCGATGGCAAAAGCTGGCTGCTGCCCTGCTGAACGCTGTTGTGATCGGATCGCCGGCAATTGCGGACCTCCCGCGGCGGATGGGAGGAACGTAAGAATCACTTACACTCGTGTCAACCCGAAAATGTAAGTATAGCTTCCGAAGTTTTTCGCGGGCGACAACCGGGGCGATCAGCCTTGGCGTCGTGGCCAGCTCGCCGGGCGCAGGCTATCGGCGAGCCGGTCAAACCGCTCGGCGACGCTCAGCAGCGCGGTCCGCATTTCTACCGTCTCGGCGGTGTCGGCCAAGGCGCGGAGCTGCGCGGCCGCCTCGCGGTAGGTGGCGGGCAGCGCCGCCGCCGGGATCGCGTCGGCGCCGAGCATATCGTCGGCGGCCTTCACGTCAGGCTCGCAGGCGATCCGGCGACCCGGCAAGCGTTTCCAGATGGTAGATGTAGCGCGCCACGTTCGCGCGAAAGGCGAGCAACCTCGCCAGGGCGGCGGCCTGCGCGTCGGTCAGCGCGGTTTCGCCCGGCTCGTCGCCATCGGCAATGCCGGCGATCGACAGCACCTGCGTCGCCAGCATCGCGGGCACGTCGATCGTGCCGCCGGCCCGATCGGTCGTCCGCTCGTACATGATGACCCGGTATCGCGCTGTCATGGCGTGATCCTCCGACCGGCAACGGCGCCCTTTATCTGGTGCCCGGTGAAGAAATCGTGTTCGCCCTGGTGATCGCCGCGGCGGCCATCGTATACCTCAACGGTGCCATGCTGAAAGTCCCATTCAAGAACGCGGCCATCGACGGTCCGCCAGCGCGGCCGCAGCTTGCCGCTCGCCATCGCGGTCTTGGCGCGCACCCGGTAGGAGCCAGGGAACCCCGGCACGCTCTGCCCGTCGCCCGGAACAGGAAACGGCCCGGAGGGGCGCGATGTTCCGGCCGCGGCCATCAAAGCCGCCGCGCGAACCACACGACGCGGCCCAGGATGCGGGCGCTTTCGGCCATCACCTCGTAGGGATCGAACCTCGGGTTCTCGGATTTCAGCCGGATTTTCGCCGGGTCGGAGCCATGCGCCCGCTCGACCCACTTGCACACGATGCCGTCGCCATCGTCGACGACAAACAGCCCGGGCTCGATGATGCTGGTTTTGCGGGTGTCGAACAGCACCTGGTCGCGGTTCTGCAGCAGCGGCTCCATCGACGGGCCCTCGATCTCGATGACCCGGAAATCGCCCGGTCGGCCGCGGAGCTCGCGGCGGATCAGGTCCTCCTCGTAATATTTCGGGGCGCCGAGGTATTCCGCGAGGATGACGCGGCTGCCGCCGGCGCCGGCGCGGACGACGATGTACTGCACCGGGACGTAGCCCGGCGGGCTCGTGCTGACGCTCGGCTCGTCCGGGGTCTCGAGGATCGAGGGCTCTCCGCTCAGCAGCCATTGCAGACTGCAGTGCAGCAGATCGGCCAGTTCCCGCAGCCGCTTGCCGCGCGGGGCCGTAGCGCCGCTCTCCCACTGCTGCACGGCCTCGCGGGAAATGTCGAAATGCCGCGCGATGTTTTCCTGCGTCAACCCAAGGTGCTCGCGCCGTTCCTTGATGCGCTCTGACATCGGTGTCGTCATCGCGGCAGCATGGAAGGACGGCTTACGCGGCGACACGGAAGACTGCGTAAGATCTGGCCTTGACATTGGCGTAAGTACGGCTTACGTCCGCTTCCGTCATGGCACGCGACCCCGTTCTGCTCGAGGCAATCAAGGCGGCCGGCGGCCCCGGCGCCGTCGGCGCGGCGCTGCGCATCACGCGCGAGGCGGTGCAGCAGTGGAAGCGGTGCCCGGCTGAGCGCGTGCTGCAGCTCGAACACCTGTCCAGCGTCAGCCGCCATAACCTGCGCCCCGACCTTTACCCGGCTGCCCACGCCGCCCCCGAGGCCGCGTGATGAAGCCTGTGGCGGCGGTCATCTCCGGCGCGTCCATCGCGAATTCGCGTTCTGCCGACGATCGCGGTTTGGCGCCTGCTGGTGGCCGCGATCGGCCGTGCCGGGTCAACGGCATGGTTGTGTCTCCCGTCGTCTTTATCGCCCCAACGGTAAGGGACGGGCATTTCCGGGGGCGCGGAATTCCGCGCCCGCGGAATCGTAACCTGTTGCGCCCAATGGGGAATGTCGCGGTTCACCGCTGAGGCGGTGATCGCCGACCTGACCCTTGAGGTGCGACAGACTGTCGCTGACGCCGCGCCCCCCAGCGCGACGGTCCGGGCCCGATTGCGGTCGGCCGCCCGGCTGTTGCGTCTCCCGATCGGCCGGGTGGCCGATTGGTTTTATGGGGAAGTCCGCCGTGTCGAAGCGCACGAAGCCGACCAGATCCGCCACTACGCCGCCGAGCAGCGCAAGAAGCTGCGCGACGCCGAACGCCGCGAGGCTCGCCTGCGCGTTCGCCTGCTGGCGGCTGGCGGCGGTGCTGCTGCGGCTGGCGGCGCGGCTGCACGACGCCGCCGAGCATCTGGCGCCGCCGGAACCGGCCGCCTCCCCGCTCCCGACTGAGGATTGCCGCACGCTGCTGCGGCTCGGCTTCGAGCCGGTCGCCGATGCGGCGAGTCGGCGGGAGGCGGCGTGATGGCGCTGACCGCGGCCGAGCAGACGCGGCGGCGCGAGCTGGCGGTGGCCGCCGTGGCGATGCAGCGGGACATCGACCAGGCCGTGGCGCGCGCCGCCAACGGCGCGGCATACCAGACAGAACAAGCGGAACAGGCGGCGCCCATCGCGGCATCGCGCCCGCCGCCGGCGGCCGCGGCGATGCCGGCGTTCGACAGCGACGGCGCGCCGATCGACCGCTGGGTGTGCGACGCGACCGGATTGTTGCGCTGGCGGCCGATCATCGACCGGCTGGAGATCGTCGCGTTGCCCGACGACAGCCGCCTCGTGCAAGGCAGCGGCATCAAACTGCGGCTGATGCCCGGCGAGGCGTTGCACATCGCGCTGTTGCTGCTGCCGGCGCATCTGCGCGACCTGGTGCAGGGCGCGCTCGCGGCCGACGCGGCGGGGGTCGCGGCGTGAGCCCCGGCCCCGGCGACCTCGCGGCGGCGGCCTTTCTGCTGCTGGTGATCGGCCTCGCCTGCTTCCTGCTGCTGCTGATCGCCGCGCTCCACCTGATCGTCGCGCTCGTCCTCGACCTCGCCGCGCTGGCGTGGGGGCCGGGGCGGCGGGCGATCGCGCGGCTATCGCGCCTGGCCGCGGCTTCGGCGGCGGCGCTGCTGTTGCTGCCGCTCACGCTCGGCCTCGCCGCCGCCGGCCTGACGGCGCGCGCCCTGGCGGTGCCGCTGGCCCGCCTCGCGGCGCGGCATGACGACCGGCGGCTGCATGGCGACGGAAGGAGCTGAGGCATGCGCGACGCGGCCCGCAGAGACGATCCCCCGGCGCCGCCGGCGGCCGCGCGGCCGAAGCCGTGGTCGGTGTACCAGGTATTGCGCGACACGCTCTACGCCCACACGCTCGAGCACGCGAAGAACCTCGCCAACAAGGCCTACCCGGTCGGCAAGGTCACGCTGACGCACTGCGACACCGGCGAGGAGCACGTCCGCGAGCGTGGCCAGTGGCGGCAGACGCACCCGGCGGCGCAGCCCGAGCTCGGCCTCGCCGGCGGCCCCGAGGACGCGGCGTGAGCGCAGCGGCATTCGTCGCTGACAGCAAGCGCATCGCCGCGTTGCGCACGGCAATGCGGTACGCCTCGCGGGCGCATCGCCGCGAGCTTCAGGCGATGATCGACGCACTCGTCACCGCCGGCGATGCCGCTGCGGCCGAGCAGCAAACGCCATCAGCCGCCGCAGCACGGCCGAGCGAAGGGTGCCCAGCGCCTCCCGCGCGACGTGTAGACGCAAAACGCGCCGCGCATGCGGCGGCTGAACCATCGCCATCGGAATACCCAGAGGAGCGGTCTGGTACGGCTCGCGAGGCCCCCAGCACCGGTATGCGGGATGGCACAGCGTCGGCGGCGGTCCACTCGCCGGCGGCGGCTTCCATAGGGGCTCAGCCCGCCGCTCCGTTTCCCTCCCGTCGTTACGCGCGGGAACCGCGCCAGGCGCCGCCGCAGCGGGTGTTCGTCGCGCCGTGCGGCCCGGCGATCGTGATCCGGCCGGCCGCCCCGGCGGCGGTCAGGCATTACACGAACGGCCTGCCGACGCTGTTCCAGGACGATTTGAACGCGATACGCGACCACGGGTCGCCGGGGCGCCTCGGGCAGGCGGACACCTTCGGCTTCAGCAATACCGGATCGAGCCTCAGATGAGCGACGACAGCGACAACGGCGACCCCAGCAGCCGGCCGATGCCTGGGCTGCCGCCGGGGGTGCGGCGGATCGCCGGCGGGCGCGACGAGGCCGGCCGGCCGGTCGTCAGCGTCGAGTTCGAGACCGCTACCGGCGAACGCGGCGCATTGGTCGGCACCGTGCCGCAGATGTACCACCTGGCGGCCGTGCTGTGGCGCCAGTGCGAATTGACCGAGCGTGCCGCGGCGCTCGACCTGCGGCTCGTCGAGACCGGCCGATGAGCGACGCCCCGCGTCCGCCGGCGAATGACGGCGTCGTGCGGTTGCCGCCGGCCCGGGTGCGGCTGCCATACCGCCGCGAGGCCGTGACCGTGACATTGGCGACCGGCCCGCAGCATTACGACGCCTCGCTCGGCTTTGCCGCCGACGGCGCGGTGCGCGAGGTCTTTCTCGCCGGTGCGCGCGACGGCTCGGAGATGGCGGCAATCCTCGCCGACGCGGCGGTGCTGATCTCGGTCGCGTTGCAATACGGCGTGCCGGCCGCGGCGCTGGCGCGGTCGCTGTCGCGCTTGCCGCTGGAATATGGCGGCGGCCCGGCCTCGGTCATCGGCGGCGCGCTCGACCTCGTGCTGCGCGAAGAAGATTGCCCCGACTGGGAGGACGCCGATGTATGAGCTTGTCCCGTTCGCCCCCGCCGACGAGGCCCCGGCGTGGCGCGAGGCGGCGGAATATTATCGCGCCGGCGGCCTCGACATCCGCGATGCGATCGACGCCTTCGGGCTCAACTTCAACCGCGGCGCGATCCTGAAATACGTCGCGCGGGCCGGCCGCAAGCCGGGCAACCCGGCGCTGCTCGACCTCTACAAGGCGCGCGAACACCTGAGCCGCGAAATCGCCCGCCTGCGGGGCGACGATTGGCCCGTGGCAACGCATTGCGTCGGCTTCTTCTTCGATCCGTCGCGGTCCCGCGTATGGCTGGTGCGGAAAAATCGGCCGCAATGGCAGGCGGGCCTGCTCAACGGCATCGGCGGCAAGATCGAACCCGGCGAAACGCCGCATGCCGCGATGGTGCGCGAGTTTGCCGAAGAGGCCGGGCTGCGCTTCGAGCGCTGGGAAGAGGTCGTGCGGCTGGAACATCGCGCCCGAGGCGGCGTGATCGTGTTCTTCCGCGCGTTTGCCGCGTCGGACGACGAATTTCTGCGGCCGCGCGCCGGCACCGATGAAGCGATCGGGTTTTATCCGGTGCTCGACGTCATCGGGTTGCGGCCCGACGTCCTGGCCGGATTGCGGGTCGAGATCCCGCTGGCGCTCGATACCAGCGGGCTGTGCCTGCCGATCCGGCTGCAGGATGTCTCGCAGCCGGATCGCGCCGGCTGCGGCGACCCCGCGGCCGCGGCACACGGGAGCGCCGCGCATGGCTGACGGGACCGGGATCGAGTGGTGCGACGCGACGTGGAACCCGGTCACCGGCTGCGCCGTCACCTCGCCGGGGTGCACGAACTGCTACGCGATGCGGCTGGCCGGCGGCCGGCTACGCGGCCATGCCTCGCGGGCCGGGCTGACGCGCGCGACGAAGGCCGGGCCGGTGTGGACCGGCGAGGTGCGCTTCAACCAAGCCTGGCTCGACCAGCCGCTGCGCTGGCGCCGCAAGCGGCGGATCTTTGTCTGCGCCCACGGCGATCTGTTCGCCGAAGGCGTCCCCGACGCGTGGATCGACCGGGTGTTCGCGGTCATGGCGCTGGCGCCGCAGCACGTCTTTATCGTGTTGACCAAGCGCGCCGCGCGGATGCGGGAATATCTGGCCGCCGAGAACCGGGCATTTGACGATGATCGCGTCCGCGACCCGCCGCGTTCGACCCGTCAGATGATCGCCCAGGAAATGCTACCGCTGATCGATCGCGGCACGGTCGGCGAGGCGCTCGATGCGTGCAATGGTGTCGGTCGCGGGAGCAGCTGGCCGCTGCCGAACGTCTGGCTCGGCGTCTCGGTCGAGGACCAGCAGCGGGCCGACGAGCGCATCCCCGAACTGCTGGCGACGCCGGCCGCGAAACATCTGATCTCGGCCGAGCCGCTGCTCGGGCCGATCGATCTGACGCCGAAAGCCGACCGCGTTTATCAAATGCTCAGCGAGTGGTACGGGCCAGAGGGTTTCGACCCAACGGGATCGCAGCCTCGTCTTGAGCGGATGAAGGGCTGGTTCCCGCGGCTCGATTGGGTCATCGCCGGCGGCGAGAGCGGTCCCGGCGCGCGGCCGATGCACCCGGACTGGGCGCGCGCGCTGCGCGACCAGTGCGCCGCCGCCGATGTGCCGTTCTTCTTCAAGCAATGGGGAGCGTGGGTTGGCGACCCCGAGTTCGGGGAGCGCGGCCACGACGTCTCGATGGTCCGCGTCGGCAAGTCCGCCGCCGGCCACCTGCTCGACGGACGCGAATACCGGGAGGTTCCGGCGTGAGCCGGTCGGCGCATCGCGGCGCCAGCTGGGCCGGCGGCGGCGAGAATGTCGTCGCGGCGGCGCAGGAAAGCCGCGTCGGCCGCGTTGCCGAGGAGTGGGGCGAGGATTGGTGCTCGCTGAAAGGTGCGCTGGAGCTCGCGCGCCGCATCGAGCGCCACTGGGCCGAACGGGGCCGGGCCTGCCGTTGCCGCATCGTGCCGGCCGGCTTCGGCCTCTACGCCGTGCAGTCCGACCTATGCGACGCGCTGCCGCCGGGGCCGCCGGCCGAGCGGGCACGGGGTCGGCGATGATCGCGTGGTGGTGGCTCCTCGTCGAGGCCGCCCTGCTGCTGCTGCCGGCGGTGTGGTGGGTGTGGTTGATCGCCGCGGTGCGACGGCGCACCGCGGCGCGCGGCATCGCGGCGGCGCGGGCCGAATTGTCCTGCCCGATGCCCGGCGGCTGCCACTACAGCGGTTGCCGCCTGCTCGGCCGCTGCCTGGCCGCCGACGCCAGGGGCCGGCGATGACGCGGCGCAGCGATACAGCGCGGCACCGGCGCAACGGCGAGAAGCTGATCGTCGCCGCGACGCTGCTCTATCCGGTCTATGGGCTGCACCTGGTCGCGGCGCGCGGCCGGGCCTTCTTCGACGAAGAGGTCGCGTTCGTCGTCGCCGAAATGCCCTCGGCGGCATCGCGGGAGCCTGTCCCGCTGGAGCATGTCCAGGTATGAGCGTCAGCATCCTGGTTGGCGACTGCCGCGACAGGCTCGCCGAGCTGCCGGACGCCAGCGTCGATTGCGTCGTGACCGACCCGCCCTATGGCGACACGAGCTTGCCGTGGGATCAGCCGGTCGATGATTGGCTTCCGCCGTTGCGCCGAGTATTGGCGCCATCCGGCAGCCTCTGGTGCTTCGGCTCAATGCGTTTCTTCGTTGAGCGATCATCCGATTTCGTTGGATGGCAGCTCGCTCAGGATGTGATCTGGGAGAAACACAACGGCACGGGAATCTTCAACGACAGATTCCGCCGCGTGCATGAGATCGCCGTTCAATTTTACCCGGCGAATCGGCAATGGTCAGCAATCTTCAAAAAGCCGCTCTATACGAACGACGCGACGGCGCGCACGGTGCGGAAGAAGGGACGCCCCGCTCATTGGATCGGCGCGATTGGCGAGACCGTCTACCGCTCGCAGGACGGCGGCCCGCGATTGATGCGATCGGTGATGTTTGCGCGGTCGATGCACGGGCATGCCGAGCACCCGACGCAGAAGCCGGTCGCCGCCATCTTGCCGCTGATCGAATATTCCTGCCCACCTGGCGGGGTCGTGCTCGATCCGTTTTGCGGTAGTGGTGCGATCGGGATCGCCGCGCAACAGCTCGGCTGCAGCTTCATCGGCATCGAGATCGACCCGGCCTACGCCGCGATGGCGCAACGCCGCATCGCCGCCGACGCGCCATTGCTGGCGGCATTCGGCGCATGAGCGGCGGCGGCATCGGCGACAAGGTGCGGCATGTGCTGCGGGCGCGGCAGGCGCGGGCGCATGTCTGCCACTGGCCGGGCTGCGGCAAACAGGTCAAGCCGGCGCTGTGGGGCTGCCGCGCGCACTGGTTCCGGCTGCCGCAGCACCTGCGCGAGCGGATCTGGCGGGCCTACCGGCCGGGCCAGGAGGAAGACGCCAGGCCATCGGCCGAATACGTCGCGGTCGCCCGCGAGGTGCAGGCGTGGATCGCCGCGCAGGACGGGGAGCGGTTGCTGTGAAGGTGCGGTGGACTGCGGCGGCGCGCGCCGAGCTGCTGCGCCTGGCAGGCGACGGGCTGGCATGGCGCGAGATCGGCGCCCGGTTCGGCCTGACCGAGGGCGGCGTCCACGCGGCCTTCCGGCAATACGGTAGCGTCGACGACATAATCGCCCGCGCCGCCGCCGCCCGGGCCTACCAGCGCCGACAGCGCACCGTGCGGGCGGCGGCCGCCCCGCGTCGTGGCCGCGGCGAGGTGCGGCGCGACATCTTCGCCGGGCTCGGGGAGTGCTTTGCGTGATCTGCATTGCCGCCTGGCGTCCGGTCGCGATCGTCGTCGCCGGCGAGGCCTTGTTTGTCGCCGAGGCGGCGGCCGGGTTGTTGTGGCGGCGCTGTGCGCTGGTCGGCTTTGGCGACGCTGGTGACGCTGACGGTGACGCTGACGGTGACGCGGTCACCGCGGGTCACGGTGACGCGGTGACGCGGGGTGACCTTTTGGTGACCGCCGGTGACCTTTCGGGTGACGTTTTAGGTGACGCGCGGGCTCGGCGGCGCGCCGTCAGCCGCCGCAGCAGCGCCAAATACCGCGCCAAGTGCAAGGGGTTGGCGGCGTCGTGCCGGAATGATCCACAGAGTTATCCCCAGTCGCGGGGTGACGCCGCCCCTAAGAAAGAAGAAGAGCATGCTCTAGCTCTCTCTGTCGAGGCGCGAGCGGGCGCGGGCGAGGCCGCGGCGGCCGGGCTCGGCAATCCGGCGGGTGACGGGCTCAGCGACATCGCGGCGTGGCCGCGCGAGTACCAGCGCAAGATGGGCTGGGTGCAGAGCGTGCTGCGCCGCGCCACCTCGGCCAACCTCTTGTCGCGCGGCAAGCTGGCCGAGCTGACCTCGGACATCCTGCTGATGCACCCGGACCGCAGCCTGCGCAACTGGGCCCTGCCGCGCCGCGCCAATGACGAGCTCGACCGGCTCGACCGGCTGCTCGCCGCCGCGCGCCGCGGCGAGCAGCGGTCTCTGCCGTTGCCGCCGGTGCCGGCGGCGACCGGGCCGCCGCGCCGGGCGATGCCCGATGCCGCACCACCAGCCAGGGGGAACAACATGCAACGCTGTTCGGAGGGGCTCGCCGAGCTTGTCGCGCGCGGCTGGGTGACGCGATGACGGCGCCGGGGGATATGGCCGGGGCGCAATTGCGGCTGCGGCGGCTGACCGAGGGCGAACGCGCCACGGTCGAGCCGGCGCGGTTGCGGCAGGGGCCGGTGCTCGGGCTGTCGCGGCCGATCGCCGATGGCGACGGGCGGATCGCGCAGCCGCTCGTCGCGTTGTCGACGCTGGAGGCGATGATGCGGCGCGGCTCGATCACGCCGCGGCAATTGCGCGCCGGCGAAGCCTTCCACCTTGCGTTCCGGGCGGCGGCGCTCGACGCGCTGCGGGCCGCCGACATGGCGCGGGTTGCGGTGTGCGGCGGCGGCGCGGTGGCGGTCAGCGGCAGCGAGAGGGCGAAGAAGGCAATCGCGCGGGCGATGGCGCGGCTCGGCGGCGAGGCGTCGGTCGCGGCGAGCTGCGCCTGGCACGTGCTCGGGCTCGAATGGTCGTTGCGCGATTGGGCCGCCAAGGCGACGCGCGGCAACCATGTCGCGGCGAGCGGCGTGCTGCTCGCGGTTCTCGGCATGCTGGAGCAAGATTTTGGGGCTTGACAGGGCTGGTTACCAAGATGTAGAGGCTTCGCCCATCCTCCAAAACCTGCGCGTTACCGGCTGAGGCGCTGATGTTCGTCTCGGTCGAAACCGATTTCTGGCGCTTCCGCCGAACCCTCGACAAGCTGGCGCAGCGCGAGATGCCGTTTGCCGCGGTGTTGGCGCTGAACGCGACGGCGCGGGCCGCGGCGCAGGATGTGACGCGCGAACTGCCGGCGATCTTCCACCAGAAGGGCAGGCCGACGCCGTTCACCAAGCGGGCGATCGGCTCGCAGGGCGCCCGCAAATCCAATCTGCGGGCGCAGGTCTTCGTCAAGCGGCAGCAGCAGAAATACCTGCTGCCCGAGGAGGAAGGGGCGAGCCGGGGCTGGGCGCCGGGGGCGCCGATCCTGGTGCCGGTGCCGGGCGGCATCCGGGTGAACGCCTACGGCAACATCCCGAGGGGGCTGGTGCATCGGCTGCTGGCCGATCGCAAGCACTACTTCCTCGGCCGGGTGCGCGGGGTCATGGGGGTGTGGCAGCGCCTCGGGCACGGCCGGGTGCGGCTGATGGCGGCATTGCGCGAGCGCGCCACGTGGCGGGCCAAGTTCGGCTTTCAGCAGCATGTCGCGGCCTCGGTCGGGGTGCACTTCCTGCCGGCCCTGTCGGCCGGCCTCGCGCGGGCGATCGCAACCTCCCTCCGCTAGGCGGCGCGCGGGTCCTTCCCGGCCGGCTCCCCCCCGCGAGTGGTTCGCGCCGCAGGGTTCGCCGACAGTGAGAGCGCCGCGGTTTGTGAGTTCACCGGCATGAGCGAGGCGATCAGCAAATCGGCTTACGCGATCCGCCACGGCGTCGCGCCGAGCGCGGTGTCGAACTGGATCGCCCGCCGCAAATTGTCGGGCGCCGCGCTGACCGCCGACGGCCGCATCGTCGTCGAGGAGGCCGACCGCCAGCTCGACCTGACGATCGATCCGGCCCGCGGCCGGCCGTCGCCGCCGCCACGCGGCCGCGGCGACGATGGCAAGGACACGCTGGCGGCCTTGCGCATCGAGCGCGAGACGCTGGCACTGGAGGCGGGCCGCCGCGCCGCCGCGCTCGACGCCGGAGAGCTGGTCAACGCCGCCGCCGCCGCCAAGGCCTGGGCAACCGAGCTCGACGATCTGCTGGCGGCGGTCGAATTGTTCGTCACCGACCTGCCACCGAAACTCGGCCTCGGCCGCGAGGCGGTCGACCTGGTGCGGCGCGAGTGGCGCGACTTCCGCCGCCGCCGGGCGCAGCAGGCCGAGGCCGCCGCACACCACGAGGGGGATGCCCGTGCCGCTTGACGGCCTCGCCGATCCGCATGACGTCGTCGGCCGGGTGCTGGCGCGCGGCCTCGAGCCGCCGCCGGCGGTGGACCTGCTCGACTGGGCGACGCGGCATGTCCGGTTCGGCGCCGAGTCGCCGTTCCCCGGGCCGTTCGACCCCGACCGCTTCCCGTTCTACCGCCGCATCCTCGACGTCCTGAGCCCCGATCACCCGTGCCGCGTCGTGGCGTTGCGCGGCTCGGCCCAGATCGGCAAGACCGTGCTCGAGGAGATCTTCCTCGGCGGCACCGAGGCGCTCGACCCCGGGCCGTTCCTGTTCGTCCACCCGACCGAGCCCAACGCGCACCGCTGGGTGCGCTCGAAATGGTGGCCGCGGGTGCGCGCGACGCCGGCCCTGGCGCGGATCTTCGAGGGCCGCAGCTCGAAGGAGGGCGGCACCAGCCTGATGCTGCAGGAAACCCGCGACGGCCGCGGCATGCTGATCGTGTCGGGCGCCAACTCGGCCGCCTCGCTGTCGATGATCTCGGCCCGCCGCCAGGTGCAGGACGATCTGTCGCTGTGGGACGATCTGCCGGAGGGCGACCCGGAAGGCCTCGCCGACGACCGCTCGAAGGCCTTTGCCTGGGGCAAGATCTTCAAGGTTTCGACGCCGAACCTGACGCACAAATGCCGCATCTCGGAAGCCTTCCGCCGCGGCACGCAGGAACATTTCCATGTGCCCTGCCCGCATTGCGGCCACCGTCACCCGCTCGAATGGCAGGAATTCCGCGCCCGCGCCGAGGCCGACCCGACGGCCGCGTTTTTTGTCTGTCCCGAGTGCGGCGGCGTCATCGAGGACAAGCACCGCGCCGCGATCGTCGCCGCCGGCGACTGGGTCGCGCACAACCCCAACCCCGAGCCCGGCTGGGTCAGCTTTCACCTGTGGGCCGCCTATGCCGGGCTGGAAAGCTGGGAATCGCTGGCGCGCGTCGTCAACGCCGCCAAGGGCGACCCGGCCGACGAGAAGCGCGTCGCCAACACGACCGGCGGCGAACCCTACGAGCAGCCCGGCGAGGCGCCCGACTGGGAGGAATTGCGCAGCCGCGCCGAGGCCTCCGGGCGCCCGCGCGGCGTCGTGCCGATCGGCGCATTGCTGCTGACGCTGAGCTTCGACTGCCAGGACGATTACGTCGACGGCAGCTTGCTCGGCTGGGGCACGGATCTGCGCGCCTGGGTCGTCGACCGGCTGCGCGTCGAAGGCCACATCTCCGAGCCGGAAACCCGCGCCGCGCTCGACGAGCTGGTCGAACAGGCCTGGCCGACCGCGCTCGGCAGCCGGCGCCGCGCCGACCTCGCCGGCATCGACGCCAACGCGTGGACCGACGACGTGTTCGACTGGGCCCGCACCAAGCCGAAGAGCCGCGTCGTCATGCTGCGCGGCGTCGGCGGCGACAACGCTCCGGCGCTCGCCTTTGTCCGCAAGGAACGCCGGCGCGACGGCAAGATCGTCAAGTACCAGGGGCGGTTCTACAATGTCGGCGTCGACCCGCTGAAGGCCTCGCTGTACAAGCGGCTGCGCCTCGTCGACCGCGACCAGCGCGGCTACATCGATTTCCCGGCCGGGCTCGAACCGGATTACTTCGAGCAGCTGACCGCCGAAAAGCGCACCGCGGAGGTCAACCGCCGCGGCTTTACGGTCTACAAGTGGCTGAAGCCGCGCGGCCTGCGCAACGAGATGCTCGACTGCACGGTGTACGGCGAGGCCTTGGCCGGCAAGCTCGGCTGGCGCACGCTGACCCCGGCCGGCTGGGCCGCGCTCGAAGCCGAGCGCGAGATCGCCGCCGCGCCGGCCGCGCCGCAGCCCGATCTGTTCCAGGAACCGGCCGTGCGGCTCGGCTACGGCCGCGCGGCGCCGCTGTCGCAGGTATTGGCGCCGGCCGCGCCGCCGCCTTCCGCGCCGCCGGCCCGCTCGCTCGGGGCGATGCTGCCGTGAGCGGCTTTGATGTCGACCGTTCGGTGTTCGGCGGGATGTCGCCGGCGGTCTTGCAGAATGCGCTCGACAACGCCCAGACGGCGCTGATCGCATTGCTATCGGGGCAGCAGGTCGTGCGGGTGTCCTATGGCGAGGGCGCGGGCACCAAGCATGTCGAATACAAGGCGCCGCAGATCGGCGGCCTGGTGCAGCTGATCAACGAATTGCAGGCCTGTCTCGGGCTGCGCCGCCGCGCCCGCCGCGGCTTTGGCGTCAGCTTCTGATGGCCGGGCTGGTCAATGCCGACGGCACGCCGCTGCTGCGGCCGCTGCCGTCCGTGCCGACTGCGCCGACAACCGTCGCGGCGCCGGCGAAGCGGCGGGCGGCATTGTCGGGCGAGAATGCCTGGGCGTTTCCGTACGACGCGGCGAGCTGGTATCAGCCGGAAAGCGACGGCTGGCTGCCGGTCGCCTACTCGCCCGACCACGAGATCAACATCTACCGCGACCGCATGGTCGGCCGGGTGCGCGACCTGGTGCGCAACGACGGCTGGGCCTCGGGCGCGATCCTCAACACGCTCGACCAGGTCATCGGCGGCGCCTACCGGCTGATCGCCCTGCCCGACTGGCGCTGGCTGCAGCGCCGCTACGGGCCGCTGTTCGATGCGGTGTGGGCCGAGGAATACCGCGCCGCGGTCGAGAGCGAATGGCGCGACTACACCGAGGATCCGCTCTACTACGGCGACGCCGAGCGTCAGCTCAATCTCGCCGACCAGATGTACCTGGCATTGCGCCATCAGCTGGTCGACGGCGAGACGATCGGCGCGAGCGAGTGGCACCCCGAGCGGGTCGGCTACGGAAGGGCGCGCTACGCGACGACGCTGCGGCTGATCGACCCCGACCGGCTCAGCAACCCGAACGAGATGGTCGACACGCGGCACCGCCGCGGCGGCGTCGAGATCGACGACGACGGCGTGCCGCTCGGCTACTGGCTGCGCCGCGGCCATGCGTTCGACTGGTACCAGTCGGTCGATTCGATGATCTGGGATTTCCTGCCGCGCGAGACCGAGTGGGGCCGGCCGCTGGTATTGCACTACTACGAGCGCGACCGCGCGACACAGCACCGCGGGCTGGCGGCGTTCACCCCGGTCTTGAACGATTTCAAGATGGGCAACCGGTTTTCCAGCGTGACGCTGCAGGCAGCGATCCTGAGCGCGGTGTTCTCGCTCGCGGTCGAGAGCCCCTACGACCCCGAGGGGCTGAAGGAGCTGCTGCAATCGGGCCAGCTCGACGACCTCAACAACTATTCGGCCTTGCGCGCGACCTACCACAAGGACCGGCCGATCCGGCTCAACAACGCCGCGGTATTGCCGCTGTTTCCCGGCGAGCAGATCAAGACCGTGCAGCCGACCCAGCCGGGCCACGAGTTCGACCCGTTCATGCACCATGTGCTGCGCAAGGCGGCGGCGGCGACCGGCAGCTCGACGGCCGAGATCACCCGCGACTGGAGCCGCAACAATTATTCCTCGCTGCGCGGCGAGCTGGTCGCGGTGTGGCGCACCGTGTCGCGCCGCCGGGCGCATTTCGACCGCGGCTTTGCCAAGCCATTCTACGTCGCCTGGCTCGAGGAGGCCCACGATGTCGCCGGCTTGCCATTGCCGGCCGCGGCGCCCGATTTTATCGAGGCGCGCGGCGCCTTGAGCCGCTGCAAGTGGATCGGCGCGCCGCGCGGCTGGGTCGACCCGGTCAAGGAGGCGCAGGGCGCCGTGCTGCGGATGGACGCCGGGCTGTCGAGCCTGCAGCAGGAAGGCGCCGAGCAGGGCCACGACTGGGAGGAGATGCTCGACCAGCGGGCCCGCGAGCGCCAGCGCATGCAGGAGCTCGGCATCCCGTTCCCGGAATGGATCGCCGGCATCAGCGCGTTGCCCGGCACCGATGGCGAGCCGGCCAATTCGCCGCCGGCCTACCGCCAAGAGCGCCGCCCGAGGCCGATGTGAGCAAGATCATCACGCTAGAAGAGGCGGCCCGGGAATTGGGCCTGAAATGGGCAGACCTTCTCGCCGAGCGGCAACGCGAAATGGCTCAGTGGCGGCCAGCTGGTCACGCGGCGCCGACGATCGATGCGGCTGAGCGACCCGACAGTCACGATGAATGGCGCGAGCTCAACGCGTGAGCTTTGCCCACCTGGCGCAGCGGCTGTTCAACGTGCCATTGGCGATCCGGCCGGAGAAGGCCGAGATCGTCATGGCGGCCCTGGCCGAGCGGCTCGGCCTGGTCAATCTGCGATTGCCGGACGGCAGGCTGCGGGCGTTCGACGGCGATGGCGGGCTCGTCGTCGCGGTCGATGACTGGGCCGCCGAGCCGTGCGGCTACGACGTCATCGCCGGCGTCGCGGTCGTCGAGGTGCACGGCACGTTGGTGCAGCGCCAGATGGGGCTGCGGCCGCAGAGCGGCATGACCGGCTACAACGCGATCCGACAAAACCTGTTCGCGGCGCTGGCCGACGACGCGGCGCGGGCGGTCGTGCTCGACATTGACAGCCCGGGCGGCGACTGCGCCGGCCTGTTCGACCTGTCGGATGCGATCCATGCGGCGCGCGGTGCGAAGCCGCTGTGGGCCGTGCTCGACGAAAGCGCCGGCTCGGCGGCCTACGCGATCGCCGCCGCCTGCGACCATGTGACGGTGCCGCGCACCGGCTATGCCGGGTCGATCGGCGTCATCGTGTTGCACGTCGAGATGACGAAATTGCTCGCCAAGGAAGGCGTCACGGTCACGGTATTGCACTACGGCGCGCGCAAGGCCGACGGCCAGCCGGTGATCCCGCTCGGCAAGGAGGCCCGCGCCGCGTTGCAGGCCGACATCGACACGGTCGGCGAATTGTTCGTGCAGTCGGTGGCGCGCTACCGCGGCCTCCCGGCGACCAAGGTGCGCGGCCAGGAAGCCGCGGTGTTTCTCGGCCGCAACGCCGTCATGGCCGGCCTCGTCGACCAGGTCATGAGCCCGGCGGAAGCCTTCGCGGCGCTGGTACAGTCATTGCCGGATTGATTGCTTCGGCTGTTCTTGGCCGACGAGCTGGCCGGCACAAGTAATTCCAAGACGAGGCCCGCGATGGCAAAGACAACGCTCAACAGCGAGGGCGAAAGCGCGGCGCATGCGCTGATCCGCGCCGGCCATTACGATACGTCGAGCGCCTGGAGCTTCGACGCCGCCGACGGCGACAAGCTGCTCGGGCGCAACGGCGACGACTGGGACAAATTCGGCAGCTGGCACCTCGGCGAGGACCCGGCCGAGCCGCGCGATACCAAGGCGCACTGGAAATATCCCTACGGCAAGGACGGCCTGGTCTACCGCCGGGCCGTCGCGGCGATCCGCTCGCGCGCCTCACAAAACGGCGACGACACGGTGTTCGAGGCGGCCGGCCGGCTGATGGCGGCGATGGACGCGGAAGAGGGCAAAAAGGAGAGTTCGATGAGCGTACGCACCATTCTCGGCTCGCGTTTCGGCCATTTCGCCGGCGGCGCCGCCCCGGCCGCGATCGCCGCGGCCGCCAAGCCGCCGGAAGAGCCGGAGGACGATGAGGCGAAGCGCGCCAAGGCCGCCGAGGACGAGGAGGCGCGCCGCAAGGCCGAGGAAGAGGAGGCGGCGGAGGCGAAGCGTCGCGCCCGCCGCGCCCGCCGCTCGCGCCGCGCCAAGGACGCCAAGCAGCAGGAAGACGAGGAAGACGACGACGCGGCCGACGACGACGAGGACGAAGAGGACGAGGAGGAGATGAAGCGCGCCGCGACGGCGGGCCACACGCTCGGCCTCGCCGCCGCGTTCCGCCTCGGCGCCCGGGCGCAGCGCCGCCGCTGCGGCGCGATCATGGCCGCACCGGAAGCCGCCACCAACCTCGCGCTCGCCGCCTCGCTGGCGTTCGAGACCCCGATGACCGCGGCGCAGGCGATCGCCGTGCTGAAGAAGACGCCGGTTCCGGTGCCGGCGCGCGGCAGCCTCGCCGAGCGCATGGCGGGGAGCGCCGCCGCTTCGGTGCGGGTCGGCCCGGGCATGCCGGAAGCGCCGAAAGGCCCGGCCGCGATCGCCGCCGCCTGGGATGACGCGCTGAAGCCGTTCGCGCCGGCCAGCTGACCCCGGCCAACTGAACCCGTTCCGAGGAGAACAGATCATGGTTTCGCCGGTTCTGACCGAACGCCGCCACAGCTTCGGCTTTTTGATCAGCGAGGAGGAGGCCGGGCGCTCGCGCGACCAGGTCACATTGCTGCAGCAGGCCGAATTGTCGCCGCCGGCGGCGCCGAGCCTGACGCCGGGCAGCGCCGGCTCGCTGCCGACCGAGACGATCTACGGCAAGGCGACCTATCTCAACGCGTTCGGCGAAACCCTGCCGTCGCAGGAAACCAGCGCCTCGGTCACCGGCTCCTCCGGCTCGGCCGCGGTCGCCTCGCCGGCCGCGGTCGGCAACGCGACGGCGTGGAATTTCTACGCCGGCACCGCGCCCGGCG